GAATTCTTCTTTGTTTTCAAGGGTTTACGCCGCCGGGATCAGCCCGGGAAAAGAAATATCTTGAGCGCGGATCGGCCTAATGGTCTTCTGAACAAAAAACCCGCCGACCACGGCAAACAACCAACAGGGAGAAAAAAAATGATTTTGAACCACGCATACAAAACAGCCGCAGAGGTTGCAGTACTACCAGCCGGAGAGATTGAAGGGGAGATCTTGGCGTACCGAATGCAGCTACAGGACGCCCGGGCAACAATGCATGATCTGATCCTTGAGAGAGACGGGTGGGCAAAATCTTATGAGAAATCTGAAGAAATATCAGAGGAGCGCAAAGAAACGATCGCCGCGCTCAAAGCGGTCGGAAGCGTCATGGCTCAAGACACCCTCGATCGCACCCGGCTGCTAGGGCTCCTCGCGCTGACATTGCAGGAGGAAGGCGGAGAGGCGCGACTTGTCCGGATCATCGACGACGAGCCCGGAACCGATATGCTCAGAAGTGAGATGGAAGAGGCGAAAGAGCGACGGGAAGAGGAGTTGAACCGGAACACCTGCTACAGCGCCGACTGTCCATGGAAAGTTTGCGACGGATGCGAAGGGGAAGCCGCCCTTGACACCGCGACCCGGGAATACTTCGAGCGAAAGAACAATCGATAATTTAACAGGCCACACAGGCCACACAACGCCCCACAGGGGCAGGAGATTATGAGCATGATTATTGAAGTGAACACCACAGAAGCAGCAACCACAACCAACACAGCGCCAGAGGCAGACATGAACAACGAGACCACCACCACCACCGCAGCACCCAAAACCCGCAAGCCCCGCAAGAAGGCCGCGAAGAAGACCAAGAATCAGCAGATCCTTGAGAACATGAACAAGGAGACCACCGAGGAGACCACCGAGGAGGCCCCCGCAGAGCTTGCCGGAGGCGTGACAGTGACCAAGAAGGCCGCGAAGAAGGCACCCCGCAAGAAGGCCGCTAAGAAGGCCCAGAAGCCCACGGACCCCATGGCAAACATGGATCCCGAAATGGTTGAACTGTTCAAAGGAGCGCCCGCGAGTGAGGCCGACTTGAGGACTCAAGAGCTTCGGGTTGATGCCCTTGTCGCAATGGGGAAGATCGGGCAGGCCGAAGGAGCCACCGAGAAGAAGAAAGCCCGGCAGGCATTCGGGGCCCTTCAGACTTATCTCGCAGGCGTCGCAAAGCTTGAGCGTCAGCAGGCCGAGAAGGTGGCAGAAGAGAAGAAGCGCCAGAAGGGGGAGAGCACAGACCCGCTCGCCGGGTTTGACGCTATGGGTGACGCAATCCTTCTGGAAGCCATCGACACCACCCGCCGCAACGCAGGTGGCAAGGTGCTTGAGTGCTTAGAGCTTTACGCACCGTTCATCCTCGCAGCCTCAGAGCGCCGTCAAGAGATCTTCGAGTTCACCGGGCACACGTTCAAGACCCGAGGCCGAAACAGCAAGGCGAAGATCGCAAGCGGGGAGAACAAGGGGAAAACTCACTTTCAGGTGGCCCGGGCAGAGTTCGCAGGCCTCGACATGGATGGGAACTTGACCACCACACTCCCCGGTTACTCTTTAAACAGAATCTACTCGGAGCAGGATGAGGCGCTCGCAGACTACACCGGAGAGAAAGGCACCATCGACACCATGGTTGATTTGATTATGGACTTGAACGGGTGGAGCGGGAACTGGAACGTCACCAACGCACGTTGGAAGGCCGCCGAAGAACTCAAGACCAACTTGATCAACGGCAGCATTGAAGACGTTTACAGCCCCGATAACCAATGGACCCCCGAGCTTTAAGCAGGGAGACCACCACAGGAGAGCACCCGGCCGAGCCCGGGTGTTTTTTTTTGCACCACATAGGAGAGAGACATGAGAAGACCAGAACAGCCAGACCCACACACACACAACTACACCCCGGAGCAGGCCGCCATGTTTAGCGAGCAAGTGAGCATGAAGGTCGGTGACGTGGTTGAGTTGCTCCGCATTGCCAACGGCTTTGAGCGGGAAGCACGGGAGGCCCTCAGGACCCGCGACACGACCACCGACACCAGCCGGGCCCAAGTACTGAAAGCAAGACGGGGGAAGAAGAGAGCCATCACACAGGCCACCACAGAGTTACTTGAAGAGGTGGAGAGATTGAAGACAGCGAACGCCACGCAGGCACATCAGCACCGCATGGACTTGCGAAGGATGTTCAGCTGGATTGAAGACGTGATGGGAATCAATGCCGCCGCGATGATGAGAGAGCACCCACCAGAAGAGAGCCGGGGAAGAGCAGCCCGCCGAGGCCGGGAGCTAGAGTATTGGGAGCACTACACCGACCACGACGGGAGCTACATCAAGAGCGACTTCCGGTCGGAGGAGGTCTCAGAGCACTTCAACAGAATGGCCCGCACGGTCTCAAGTATGGCCGGGGAAGCTTGGCTTTATGATGGTGGATACCATTCAGTAATCAGCGCACTTCCGGTGACATCATCCTGTGAAGTCACGTACTTGGCAGACTTGACGGGCAAGACCAGCGCAGAGCAGTAGGACCATTTAGCCCGGAGGGGATTAACCTCCCCACGGGCCACCCCCAGACCGACACCCCACCGAGCCCATATTCAACGGGATAGCTCCGGCCGCTAAGCCGAGAGCCACACCGATAACAAACAAACGTTTCCACTTTAACAAACAAGACCACCGATTTAACAAACAACAGGGATCTTAACCCCCTCTTTTGCTTCACAGAGCAGAAACCCACGGACAATTACCCGAGCGTTGAGCAGCTCAGAGGCCCGAAACGCTCAGAAATTTCGATCGGCCAGTTTGCCAGGCTAGCCGAGCGATCTAAAATTGAGCCGGATCCAAAAATGAACCCCGATCAAAACCGAGGGGGATCGAAGCCGAGAGCTCTCTGGCTCAGCCCTGGCACGGCTCAGAGACCGAAGCTTTCAGACCTCAGAGATGCGAGATCTGGCCAGGTCGATACGGGGGGGGGTCAACCGGTTATTAATGTTGCTGCTGCTGCTGTTATACCCTCCATGAATCTTTGCTCAATTTGGCTCTGACGCACTGCGCCAGGACTCTATCAGGGCTGACTGATGAATAACTCTGGATGGATTATATATAAAATAAGTTAGGCTGGGTATCTTTGAGTCGAATCAGGCTGAAGCGTTACTTTTTGATGACCCTGTTACAGCCCTCACAGGAAGCTCCGAGCAGCACGTGCACACACTGCCCGCAACCAGCTCATCGGAGCGAGCTCTGAGGCCCTTCCGGAGCTGTTATTGTTATCCCTTGTTTTTGGCGGATATGCCACCCCTAATGTGAAAAAAGCGACATGGCTACGTACTTTTCCCCGTAACCCCCTGTAATGTGGTAGGGGCTGATTGCGCTTTTCGCTTGACAGGTTTCTTCGATTCCATGAATCTTTAGCCATCGCAACACTACAACCAAGGAGGGCGCTATGGCCTCGAAGGACCGCACGATTACAATCTATCACAATAACGATAACCACAGGCTCCTACACGACCTGCACATGGTTACAAGTTCTGAGATAGGTAAGCTGAGGAAGAAGACAGACAAGGGTGCTGACTTCACTGCCAAGGACATGAAGTCCTATGATATGTGTCTGGATGGGCTAAAGAAGCTCGTCAGCATTGAGAAGGACCTCAAGAGCGATAAGATTGCATCCATGACGGATGAAGAGCTAGATCAACTTGCGAGCAAGGCCATCAAGGAACGGCGAGCCGCAGCAAGGACGCGTGATAAATGATTGCAATACGTGAGTATAAGTCCTTGGATGAAGACTTCATCTATCACTCATGGCTGGCCTCGGTGGACCACAGCGTCCCTGGAGTCAAGAAGATCACCCGTCGGATAATTGACAGGTGCGTCAAAAGCCGGACGGTCCTTATCGCCTGCGAGGAAAAGGACCAAGACCACATCCTTGGGTGGATTGCCTACGGGGATGATTTTAATTTTCCGGTTTTACATTATGTTTTCGTGAAGAAGAATCTTCGCCGGAATGGGGTGGGGACGAGGTTGCTGCGAGCAGCAATCCCTCAGACATCCACCACGGAGCCAACGCTTGCTTCTTTCTGGTCCTTCTGGTGCCAGCGGTTTGACCTAAAGCGTAAATGGAATATTAAGTTTAATTCCCTGCTCTTACCCGTACTGGTGGATATGTCATATGGCGAAACAGAAGATAAGTAAAAAGGCGAGGGACCGGAAGAATGCTGTCAGGCGTAAACCGAACGTCCCTGTTACTGGCCGCGAGGTCCTTGAGGGGTACATAGGGCGGTTTGGGATCTCCCGACAGTCCAAGATAGTCCGGCGTGATTCTGATATTACCCTGAACTTTAAGCGCCACCTCTTCCCCCAACAGCTTGATTTCATTAACGACCCCTCTAAGAGGAAGGCTGCTCTCTGTACTCGGCGAGCTGGAAAGTCCTTCGCTGTCTCCCGGTATCTCATCCAGGAGGCACTACAAACCCCAGGAACCCTCTGCGTTTACATCGCCCGGACTCGAGAGGCGGCCAAGCGGATTCTCTGGAATATGCTCAAGCAAGCAGATAAGCAGTATCGGCTAGGGCTCAAGTTCAATAATGCCTCCCTGATAGCCAAGTTCCCTAATGATTCCGAAATCATATTCACCGGGGCCAATGATGCCTCCGATGTGGATAAGCTCCGGGGGGCTGCCTTTTCCCTAGCAGTATTGGACGAAGCAGCGTTCTTTAATATCGACCTCAAGGAGCTGGTGCGCGAAGTCCTCAGCCCTGCCCTTCTGGATACAGACGGGACGCTGGCCATGATTGGAACCCCCAGCAGACAATGCGCGGGGATGTTCCATGACATTACCGAGAAGGATCTTTTTGAATATTCTGTCCACCGATGGACAATAAAAGATAACCCACACATGGCTCTAGCGGTAAAGTCTATCGAAAGGGATATACGCTCGGGAGTGCTGGACCCGTCAGATCCTGCCTATAAGCGGGAATATGAAGGCATTTGGGTGCAAGATGACCGCTCAATGGTCTATCAGCATGGTGAGAGGAATCTGTATCACCAGCTCCCAGAAAACTGCTTTTGGGAATATGTGATGGGAATTGACCTTGGATACCACGACGCCACAGCTTTCGTGATTACAGCATTCTCTGAGGACGCAGAAGAGCTCTATATTGTTGACGAGTTCAAGAAGAAGAACATGCTCACCTCGGATGTAGAGGAAGTTATCCGCCAGTTTCAGGCAAAGTATAACTTCAGCAAGATTGTGATGGATACTGGGGGAGGCTCTAGCCGGATGGTGATGGAGACCTTCAAGACTCGAACAGGGCTCCCCATAACTCCGGCCAAGAAAACGGGCGACAAGGTTGGAATCATTAAGCTTATGAACGCCGACCTTGCCCGCGGGCTCATCAAAGTGAAGCACGACGCCGAGCTGCTGGAGGAGTGGGCGAAGCTCCAATATAATTTAGCTGGCACAGCAGAAGACAAACGGTTTGACAATCACCTGAGCGATGCAGCATTATACGCATGGATGGAGTCTAGGCATTACTTATACGAAGTAACGCCAGATAAGGCAGCATTTGGGTCCCCGGAGTATTACAAAGAGCTGGAGGATCGAATGGAACAACGGCTCTTAGATGAGCAGGAAAGCATGGACGGAGCAGATAGCGAGACTTGGGGAACCGGGTACGCTACAGAAGACGTGTTTTTTAACTAGCAGGGGGCGTTATGGGTGATGTGGTTGAACCAAGAAGGCTAAGGAAATTACTGGAGATTCTGGCAGAGCATGGTGTTACGAAGTACAAAGATGGGACGCTGGAAGTCGAAATCGACGGAAGCTCTATGATCTATGCAAGCCAGGACGCCGCAAAGAAAGAGTTTGATATGGACAATTATGTTACTGCTTCAGGTAATGGGTACGCCTCAGATGAGCCAATTTCCCCCCAGGCTTCAGATGAGGACTCAATGTTCCCCGGCTATCACGTCCGGAGTCACAATAGTTAATGCACCCTATATTTGATGATGTATTCTGGTGGCAGTCTAAAGAGGCGCCACATGCTGCGATTGACAGCCATATTCGCATTCTTCGAGATGAGCAATCGGAGTTCTATGATGAGCTGGATATGTATCTAGGGCTATATGGTGGCCGCCCACTCGGGAAGCTCCGAGATCGGTACGCCTACCAGGGGAACCGGGCCCGGCTCACCTATAACATTGTTCACTCTATCTGCCAGTCGGCAACGTCTAAGATAGCCAAGCATCGACCCTCAATCTCGTTTCTGACCTCTGGCGGAGACTGGTCCCAGCAGCGGAAGGGGAAGCTTCTCCAGAAGTTTATGCAGGGTCAGCTCTACGCGACTAAGGCATATTCCATTGCTCAAGAGGCTTTCCTTGACGCCTGCATCACGGGAACAGGAGTCCTTAAGATATTCGTGGAGAATGAAAAGGTTAAGCTCGAGCGGGTGCCTCTTACGGAGCTAACGATAGACACCGCCGAAGCATCATCGGCTGAGCCTCGCCAGATATTCCAGACAAAGACTATCTCCCGCCACGTTTTAGCCGCTAAGTTTCCTGACAATGCCGAATCAATCCTCTGGAATCCTCAAGACCAGGACTCTGGTGATGATGATTCTACTGGCAGAAATACCAACATGATTCAATGCCATGAGGCATGGCATCTCCCTTCAGGTCCTGATGCTGAAGATGGACGACATATCATCTCAGTTAAGGGCGCCACCCTTCTTGATGAGGAATATACCAGAGACCACTTCCCGTTTACCTTTGTCCGATGGACTAAATCCCCAATTTCATTCTGGGGGAATGGTCTGGTCCGAGAGGTTAAGGGGATTCAGGTGGAGATCAATAAGCTTCTCGCTCAGATCCAAGAGCAGATGCACCTCGCCACCCCCAAGGTTTTTGTCGAGGAGTCAAGCAAGATTGTTCAGGCTCACTTGAATAATAGGATATGGGGGGTCGTAAAGTATAGGGGCACCCCTCCTCAGTTCTTTACGCCCCGCCCTGTCTCCGGGGAGGCATTCCAGCAGCTAGACCGCTTGATAAAACACGCCTATGAGCTAACTGGGATCTCTCAGCTCTCCGCCCAGAGCAAGAAGCCTGTTGGGCTAGATAGCGGAAGAGCCCTAAGAGAGTTCTCAGACATTGAATCTGAGCGGTTTATGGTTGTTGGTCAAGATTACGAGTCTGCCTTTGTTGAGATTACCCGTCAAGTGATTGAGGTAATCAGAGATGCTTATGATGCGAGGGAGAGATATTCCT